TCGACGCAGATCGTGCTGCCCATGCCGCAGCAGGGCTGGGAGCGCTTCGTGCGCCTGCAGTACACGCTCGGCGGCACGACCCCGGCGGTCACGCTCTCGGCGCACCTGGTGGAGAACTACCAGCAGGACGTGAAGTACCCCGGCGGCTTCACGGTGGCCTGACGTGAAGCAGCGCGCGCTCAAGGCCGGCGTGCTGGCCAACCCGTACCGGTTCATCGAAGCCGGGCAGGTGTTTGAGCACCACGAGGCGATGCGCTGGGCCGAACCGGTCGACAACGAGGACGACGAGCCGGATCCGGCCGGCGGTACGGCGCAACCGGCAGCAGGGGCCGGCCGGCGCAGGCGCGCGGCGACAAAACCAGCCGGCGGCGACGCCGACCCGATCTGACGGGCCGCCTTCGGGCGGCTTTTTCTCAGGAGGCCCTGTGGCTACGATCCCCGCACAAATGACCGTCGTTCCCGGTGGCAGGGCTCGCCTGTACACCTGGGTGCTGGCCACTGGCGACGATGGCGCGCCGATCGAAGCGGTCGAGTTCGCAGATCGCTCGGTGCAAGTCGCCGGCACGTTCGGTGGCGCTTCCGTGGTGATCGAGGGGTCGAACGACTCCGCGGCCTACGGCACGCTGACCGACCCCCAGGGCAACGACCTGGCGATCGTTGGCGCCAAGGTCGAGATGATTACCGAAGTGACGCGCCTGATCCGCCCGCGCGTGCAGGGCGGCAGCGGCGTCAACGTCACCGTTTCACTGCTGGCGAGGTTCTCGGCATGAGCGTCGATCTGATGAAGGCCGCAGACGATGCGCGGCGACTGCTGCGCGGGTTCAAGGCATTTCACGAAGTGGCCGAAGCGCTCGAAGCTGCGGGCCAGGCAGTGCAGACCAAGGCCGAGGCCGAGGCCGCAGTCGAAGCGCTGCGCGCTCGCCAAGCCGAGATCGCGGCCGCGCTGCAGGCCGCCCAGGACGAGGTGCAGGCCGAACAAGCCAAAGCCAAGGCGATCGCTGATCAGGCAGCCGCCGATGCGCAGGCGCTGGCTGCCGACGCGAAGGCAAAGGCCGACCAGCTGGTGGCTGATGGCGCCAGTAGGGCGCAGGCGATCGTGGCCGAGGCCAAGGAAAAGGCCGCGACGATCTCCGCGGAGGTCCAGCAGGCCGAGAAGTCTCTGGCCGCCATGGCTGGCGAGGTGAAGGATCTCGAGGCCCGCGCCGACAAGGCCCGCGCCTATCTGGCTAAGCTGGCGGGCTGACATGCGCATCGAGTGCACCATCACGTTTCTGCATGGCCGCGAGCGCTTCGAGGCCGGCGACATTCGCACCGTGCCTGACGAGCTCGGCGCGTACTTTCTCGAACAGGGCTGGGTGAAGGGTTCGGAGCCGCAGACCGGCGAGAAGACGCTTGTCATCCACGATGGCGCACACGGCCAGAAGGCGGTGATCAATGGCTAAGCGCGCGCCTACCATCGTTCTCGACGCAGGTCTCGACGTGATCAGCACGGCCACGCGCCAGATTGCGTGCTCTGCCGAGCCGACAACCTACACCGAGGCGACTTCCACGTTTGCCCTGGCCGAGGTGACAATGGCGGGCGGCGACTTCACGAAAGCCGCTGGCGACGTGTCGGGGCGTAAAGTGACGATGGCCGCGAAGAACGGCGTGCTGATCAACACGAGCGGCACGGCCAACCACGCCGCGCTGGTGCGGGTCAGCGACACCACGCTGATTTACGTCACGACTTGCACCAGCCAGGCCCTGACCGCGAACGGCAGCAACACCGTCAACTTTCCATCCTGGAAGGTCGAGAACAACCAGCCGACCTGATGAGGCGCGCCCGTGCCTGATTTCTACCTCAAGAGCGGGCAAGCGTCCGAGCGCGTCAACAGCGAGGCGCGCGAGCTCGGCAACAAGATGGTGCCGGCGCGCGCCAACACGAGCACAAACCACCTCATTGCGAAGCGCTGGGTGTGGGAGTGCACGGTCGCGGGCACGACTGGTGCCGCGGTGCCGACCTGGCCGGCGACCGTCACGCAGGACACTACGACCGTCACGGACGGCACTGTTACCTGGACCGCGCGCAAGCCCGGGTTCAGCAGCGGCAGCACGGCAAACTGGACGTTCTCAAGCCCTTTTCTGGACTACCTGCTGCCGGGGACGGTTGCGGGCGACCGGATCTTTGTCAGCCAGGCGCACAACGAAACCGTCACGCTGACGGCCGCCATCACCTACACCTTCCCGGGGACGAATGCCGCCCCGACCCTGGTGCTGTGCGTGAACGACGGCGCCACTCCGCCGACCGCGCTCGCAACCGGCGCGCTGATCACGACCAGCGGATCGTTTGGGGCGACCTTCAGTGGCGTGGCCTATCTGCACGGCATACGCATCACGGTCGGCACCGGCAGCAGTTCGCTCAACATCACCTGGGGCGGCACCGATCAGTCGTTCTTGTCAGCGAACCAGTGCGAAATCTTCATGACCGGGACCAATGCCGCCAATCGCCTGGCGCTTGGAGTGACCACGGCAACGACCGAGACGAGCAGCTATTTCCGCAACTGCGGCTTCCGATTCGCTGCCGCGGGGCAGGGCATTGAAGCTCGGCAGCATGACTGCACCATCGAGGGCGGCAGCATAGTGTCGGGCGGTACGGCAATCACCACCCTGTTCCCGGCCGTGTCGAGCGGCGTGGACTTGGCGATCACGGGGTTCGACTTCTCACGGGCCGCGACAACCGCCAACATCGTCGCGAGTGCCGCGGCCAGTATCGGGCGGATCGTTCTGCGCAACTGCCGCGCGCCTTCGGGGTGGAGCGGCACGCTGGCTGGCGGCGACCCGTTGAACCCGCAGTTCTTCATGGGCATGTACGGCACCGACTCTGGCGGCACGCAAACCAGGCTCGAGACGCGCACTTACGCCGGCCTGGTGCTCAGCGAGGCGACAATCGTGCGCAGTGGCGGTGCGCCTGTCGCGTGGCGCATGGTGGCCACAGCCAACGTCGAATTCCCGGCGATCCCGCTGATCTCGCCTGAGATCTACTTCTACAACACCACGGTTGGATCGCCGGTGACAGTCACGGTCGAAGTCATCACCAACAACGTGACGCTGACCAATCTGGACATTTGGCTCGACGTGATGGCGATGAACACCGCCTCAAGCACGCTGGGCTCGTGGACAAGCAGCGCTTCTGCGCTGCTGTCGTCTGCAACCAACCTTCCATCCAGTTCGGAGTCATGGACAACCACGGGCCTGACGACACCGGTGCGGCAGAAGCTCTCGGTGACGTTCACGCCCCAAGTCGTCGGCGACTTCATTGCGATCGTGCGCCTGGCCCGCGCAAGCACGACCGTCTACGTTGACCCGGCCGCGGTAGTGACCTGATGACCGCGCGCCTCACGCCAGGCGGGGGCTATGTCGCCAACGTCACAGTGGGGCGCCTGCTGCCAGATGGCGGCTACAGCCAAGCCGTCGTCACAGCCATTAGCCTGACGATACAAAGCGCGACTCACGCGCAGCTGGCCGACAACTTGACGCTGTCCGCGGCCGGTTCTGTGACGCTGATCGTTCAGGCTGCGACGCACGACCAGCAGGCCGGATCTCCGGTCCTCACGACGGCATCGTGGCTGGCCATCGCCAGCGCGTTTCATGCGCAACTGGCGGACAATGTCGGCATGACCGGCGGCGTCATCGTGGCAGCAGACGGCATCGTTGTCCTGCTGCGCCGCCGGCGGCGGTAGCGTTGTGATTCCGCAACGCCGTCGCTAGAATCGCATCACTCCCACCCGATGCGAGGCAGGCATGGCCAGCCAGGTGTCCATCGTCAATCGCGCCCTGATCAAGCTGGGCGAACAGCCGATCCTCCTGCTCACCGACAACGTGAAGCAGGCTCGCACGATGGCGGCGCTGTTCGACGACACGCGCGACGCCGAGATCCGCGCGCACCGCTGGAAGTTCTCCATGCAGCGCACGCGGCTGTCGGCGCTGGCGCAGGCGCCTGACTGGGGCTACCAGCTGCAGTACGAGCTCCCGGCCGATTTCCTGGGCCTGGTGCAGGTCAACGAGATCTACCTGCGCACCGGCATGAAGCAGAGCGCGCCGTGGGCGATCGAGGGCCGGCGCCTGCTGACCGACCTCGCGGCGCCGCTGGCCGTCCGCTACGTGGCGCGCGTCACCGACACGGCCCTGTTCGACCCGCTGTTCGTCGACGCTCTAGCCTGCCGCCTGGCGATGGAAGCCTGCGAGGCGCAGACGCAGAGCGACACGAAGTTCCAGCGCGTGGCCAGCATGTACGAGCAGGCCCTGAAGCTCGCGATCCGCCAGGACTCGGTCGAGGCGCCGCCCGATGAACTGCCCGATGGCACGTGGCTGGAGTCGCGCCAGGGCGGCGGCTACGCGGCGATCGGAGCCGATGGCGGACTGTGGCCGTCCGGCGTGCAGGTGCTCTGATGGCCAAGGCATCGCCCCTCATCTCGAACCTGAACGCGGGCGAGTTCTCGCCCATGCTCGAAGGGCGGGTCGACTACGCCAAGTACCCCAACGGCGCCAGCAGGCTCGAGAACTTCATCCCGACCGTGCAGGGCCCGCACATGCGGCGCGGCGGCACGCGGTTCGTGAACGAGGTCAAGAGCTCGGCCGCCGGCCGGCCGCTGCTGCAGGTCTTCGAGTTCAGCGTGAACCAGGCCTACATCGTCGAGTTCGGGAACTTCTGCTGCCGGTTCTACACCTGGGACTCGGTCACGCTGAGGCGCGGTCTGCTGACAACGACCCCGGGCGGCCCGGCGGTCGAGGTGACGACGCCCTACGCGATCGGCGACCTCTACAACACAGACGGCACGCCCCGGCTGCGGTTCGCGCAGTCCGGCGACTTCCTCTACATCGCGCACCCGAGCTACCAGCCCCGGATCCTGCGGCGCCTGACCGCGACCTCGTTCTCGCTGGTGACGTTCTCGGCCATCGGCGGGCCGTGGAAATCCCTGAACGACACGGGCACGACGGTCTACGCCAGCGCGGAAACGGGCTCGGGCATCACGCTGATCGCTTCGGCCGCGATCTTCCAGGCCGCGCACGTGGGCGCGCTGTTCTTCCTGGAGTCGAAGGACCTGAACGCGATCCCGGCCTGGGAGCCGGCCAAGGCGATCACGGCCGGCGAGCGGCGGCGCAGCGACGGCAAGACCTACGAGGCGCTGACCTCGGCACACACCGGCTCCAGTCGGCCCGTGCACAACGAGGGCGCGCTGATCGACGGCGACAGCGGCGTGCAGTGGCAGTACCGCGACGCCGGCTACGGCTACGTGCGAATCACGGGCTTCACGTCGACGACGCAGGTCACGGCTGATGTCGTCGACCGGCTGCCCTCGCAGGTCGTGGGCGCAGGCAACGAGACGACCCGCTGGGCGCACGCGGCCTGGTCCGGCGTCGAGGGCTGGCCGTCTCAGGTCGCGTTCTTCCGCGAGCGCATGTGGTGGGCCCGCGGGCAGGAGGTGTGGGCCTCGGTGTCGGCCGACTTCACCGACTACTCGCCCCGGGTCTTCAACACAGTCACGGCCGACGCGGCGTTCACGGTCCAGATCAACTCCGGCAAGATCAACGCGGTGCAGTGGCTGGCGCCCGACCGCGACCTGCTGGTGGGCACAGCCGGGTGCGAGTTCGCGATCGGCGAGCTCACCAACGGCGAGCCGCTGGGCCCGAACAACCGGCGCTCCAGGGTGGCCAGCGAGTTCGGGTCGAAGGCCATCCCCCCGGTCAAGAACGGCAAGAGCACCCTGTTCGTGCAGCGCTCCGGCCTGGTGGCGCGCGAGACGTTCTACGACTTCGGCAGCGACGGCTACGAGTCGAGCGAGGCCACCGTCGAGGCCGAGCACATCACGCAGCCCGGCGTGCTCGACATGGTGTTCGCGCCCGAGCCGACGCCTGTCGTGTGGGCCATCCGCAGCGACGGCGCGCTGATCGGCTTCACCTGGAACAACGAGCAGAAGGTCCGCGGCTGGCACCGGCACCCGGTCGGCGGAAACGGCGTCGTCGAGAGCCTGGCCGTCATGCAGGCGGCCGAGGGCGACAGGCACGAGCTCTGGCTGGTGGTGCGGCGCACGATCGACGGCGTCACCAGGCGCTACGTCGAGTACATGGAGCGGCCCTGGCGCAGGGGCGATCCGCAGTCGCGGCAGTTCTACGTCGACAGCGGCCTGACCTACGACGGCGCGCCGGCAACGACGATCTCCGGCCTGGCGCACCTCGAGGGGCAGACCGTCGACGTTCTCAGCGACGGCGCGCCGCATCCGCAGCGCGTGGTGACGGGCGGCCAGATCACGCTGCAGCGGCCGGCGTCGATCGTGCAGGTGGGCCTGCCCTGCCCGTGCGTCTACCGGTCGATGCGCCTGGACGCGGGCGCGTCCGATGGCACGGCGCAAGGCAAGACCAAGCGGATCCACAAGGCCGTGATGCGGCTCCTGAACACCGGCGGCGGGCGCTACGGCGGCGCCGAGAACGCGCTCGACGACCTGCAGTTCCGCACTGCGGCCGACCCGATGGGCGCGCCCGTTCCGTTGTTTTCTGGCGACAAGGTGGTGTCCTGGCCGGACGGCTACACGACCGACGCCTACATGATGTTCGTGAACGACCAGCCGACCGCGGTCACGCTGGTGGCCGTGGCGCCGCAGGTGGTCACGCAAGACGCACGATGAAGATCGAGGTCTTCAAGCCCGAGCACCTGGATCGGCTGCAGCTGCAGCCGGCGCAGGCCTATTTCGAGCAGCAGTTCTCGCAGCCGGGCTATGCGAGCATGCTCTCCAATGGCCCGGCCTTCACGGCGCTCGACGGCGACGGCGACGTGGTGCTGGGCTGCGGCGGCGCGGCCGAACTGTGGAGGGACCGGGCGTGCGTGTGGTCGCTGCTCTCCGATCGCGCCGGCCCGCACATGATGGCCATCACCCGGGCCGTGCGCGGGTTCATCCTGCAGCTGCCGCACCGCAGAATAGAGGCCTTGGTCGACCGGGAGTTCGAGGCCGGGCACCGGTGGGCGCGCCTGCTGGGCTTCGAGTGCGAGACGCCGGGCGGCATGCGCAGGTTCACGCCCGATGGGCGCGACGTGAGTCTCTACGCGAGGGTCAGGTAATGAGTGGATTCGAGATCGCCATCCTGGCGGCGTCCGCGGCCATGTCGGCTGGCGCTGCCGTCTACTCCGGGCAGCAGCAGAAAAACGCGGCCGAGGCCGAGGCGACGCGCATGCGCCAGGCGGCCGACGTGTCGCTGCGCGATGCGACGGCGCAGGACGAGCAGTTCCGCCAGGACATCCGCCGCCGCATCGGCCTGCAGGTGGCGTCCAGCGCCGAGGCCGGGGCGGGCCTCAACGCCGAAAGCCTGCGCGAGTCGATCTACGGCGCCGAGATGGACTCGGCCGCCATCCGCTACGGCGCCATGAGCCGAGAGCAAGCCCTGAACGACCAGGCCAACATCCGGTCGTGGGAGGGGCGCGGCGCGCAGACGGCCGGCTACCTGAACGCGGCGAGCTCTGTGCTCAACTCCGGCTCCAGTTACTACAGCCGCAAGACGAGGTAAGGCATGGCCCGCATTCCGGTCTACGAGCGCCGCATCGCGCAGGAAAGCAACGCGCCGATCGCGCGTGTCGGCGCCAGCCCTGTCGCGGCGGCGCTCCAAAACCTGGGGCAGGCCGGCATGCAGGCGGTCGACCGCGTCATGGCGGCCGACCAGATGGCCGCCGAGCGGGCCAAGCGCGAGGCCGAGGAACTCGACAAGGCGCAGGTGCCGAACCTGCTGTCGACCGGGCAGGTGTACTGGCAGCAGCGCGAGGACGAGCGTTTTCAGGCGTGGAAAGTCGGCGACCCCGACATGCGCGAGCAGATCGGCAAGGATGTCGACAAGTGGGTCGAGGAATCCACGAAGGGCATGAACACCCCGGCCGGGAAGCGCTACTTCCAGGAGCACGCGGCGCGCATCAAGGCCAGGCTGCAGACGGAGGCTTACAGCTACCAGCGCAGGGCGGCGGCCGAGAAGCTGAACGCCGAGAACGTGGTGGGCGAGGACAACGACGAGATCCTCGTCACGCAGTCGTGGCGCGACCCGAAGGCCGTGAACGAGATCATCGCGCGGCGCGTGGAGCCGCTGCTGGCCCGCTCTGACATCGGCGAGGGCGAGAAGATCAAGCAGGCGCAGCGCATCAGGCAGCGCATGCTGCTGGCCCGCGAGCGCGCGTTCGTCGAGGCCGAGCCGGGCACATGGCTGCGCGAGAACGGCTTTGCGACCAGTCGCAGGGCCGAGCCCGGCGCCATGCGGTTCGGCGACGTGTGGAAGGCGCTGATCCAGCAGGAGTCCGGCGGCGATCAGTCGGCTGTGTCACCGAAGGGCGCCATCGGGATCGCGCAGGTCATGCCCCGCACTGCGCCCGAGGCCGCGCGCCTTGCGGGTCTGCCGTTCGACGAGCAGCGCTACCGCAACGATGCCGCCTACAACGAGGCGCTCGGCAAGGCCTACTTTGAGAAGCAGCTGTCGGACTTCGGCGGCGACTACGCCAAGGCACTGGCCGCCTACAACGGCGGCCCCGGGCGACTGCGCAAGGCGCTGGCCGAGGCGGGACCCGGAGGCGACTGGCTGTCGAAGATGCCAGCCGAGACGCGCAACTACGTCGCGGCGATCACCAAGGCCGCCGGCCCCGTCGATCCAGCCCCGGCCGCGGAGGAGCCACCGTCCGGCCGGCAGTCGGCCACTGTGGCGCAACTGGACCCCGACGCTGTCCGAACCCTGCGCCGCGATGCCGAAACCCGGGTGGCGCAGCAGTCGTCGCTGGCGCGCGCCGATGGCGTCCGGCTGGTCGGCGACCTGATGGCCGGGCACAAGGACGGCCGCGTCGAGCCGGCGCCGCTGGGCATGGACTACTTCGACCAGACCTTCGGCCCCGATGGCGCGCGGGGCTATGCGGAGTACCGGCAGTCGCGCGAGATGGGCAGCGACATCGCGTCGTTTCGCACGGCCCCGGTGCAGGAGATCGAGGCCGCTGTGGCGGCGGCGACGCCCGCTGTGGGGCAGGGCTACGCGGCGGCTGATGCCCGCCAGCAGACGCTGCGGCAGGCGGCGGTGGCAGTGCTGCGGCAACGCGAGGCCGACCCTGTGACCTACGCGGCGACGACCAGCCCTGAAGTGCAGCGGCTGGTGCAGCAGGTGGCGCAGACGCAGGACCCATCGGAACGCAGGCGCGTCAACGAGAAGCTGGTCGAGGCAAGCCTGGCCGAGCAGCAGCGGCTTGGCATCCAGGGCCAGCGCATCCTGTCGCCGGCCATGGCAGACCGCTGGCAGTCGCAGGCGATGAAGGCCGCGCGGCCCGAGGACTCGGCAAACCTGATCGCGGCGCTTCAGATGGAGTACGGCGATTATTTTCCGCGCGTGTTCAACGAACTGGCGCGCGAGGGCAAGGTAAGCGGCGAACTGCTGATCATCCCCAGCCTGCCGGCGCAGGCCGCGCGTGAAACCGTCTCGCGCCTGGCTCGCGTGAAGGAGTCAGACCTCGCCGCATCGGTGCCGGCAGACTCGCAGCGCGTTGTCAAAGAGCGCACGCAAGAGTCTCTCGTCGACTTCGTTCGTACGATCCCGTTCATGAACGATCAGTCTGTCGGGACCGCCATGGCCTACGAGCAGATGATTCGCAAGATGGCCTACGAGCAGGTGGGTCAAGGCGTCAGTCCCGGCGACGCCGTCAAGAGCGCCACTCGCATGTTGCTGGGCCACTACGAGTTCCGAGAAACCGTTCGCATCCCGCGCGGCGTTGACTGGGGCAAGGCGCGCAATGGCATGAACGAGATGATCGGCAAGGATCTAGCCAACATCGACGTGCCGGCCGACCTTGCGGGGGCCCGGACGCCAAAGGCTGCCTTTGAGTATTGGACGGGCATCGTGCGCGGTAGGCCGCTGTGGCACACCACTGACGACAACACCGGCGTGCGCCTGTTCGTGGTGCGCGATGACAACGTGAAAGTGCCCGTGACGAAGGCCGGCCGGCCCGTGTTCTACACCTGGGAGCAGCTGCAGGCCGTGCCCGAGCGCAAGCTCTCGGCCCTGCCGCGAACCGGCGAGGAGTTCCGGCAGCAGCTGGGCCGCGAGCCGACCATGCTTGACCAGGACCGTCTCGCTTACGAGCGGTTGAGAAACACCATCCGCTGAAGGGGCCGCCGTGACGCTGTATTTGGGAACCGACGAGTCCGGCACGACCGGCGCATCGCTGCAGGAGTTCGCCCCCACCTTCGGCCAGAAGATGAGCGCCGCTTGGCGCGAGGCCTGGATGGAGTCCTACGGGCCCGTGGGCATGGCGAACATCCGGGCGCGCATTGCGGCCTCTGATGGGCCGAAGCTGTCCGCGGACGAAGCGCAGGCGATCACCAAGGAATACGGCGTCAAGCTGAAGGGGCTGAGCCTCGCTGATGGCGTGTTCACGCGCCGGCAACTGGACGTGCTGCTTGAACGCCAGCGCGAGCTCGCTGCCATCAAGGACGTTCGCGAGCGCACCCCGTGGGAGCTTGGGTCGGTCGCCCGTGGCGCCGCGATGTTCGGCGCCGGCATCTTGGACCCGATCAACCTGGCGACAGCCTTCGTGCCGTGGACCCGCGGCATCGGCGCCATGCGTGGCACGGTCGCGACAGCCCAGACCGGCGCCACGTTCGGTGCCAGGACGGGCGCGCGCGCGGCTGTCGGCGCGGTGGATGGCGGCATCTCGACGCTGGCGCTGGAGCCGTTCTACTACGCGGGCCGGCAGGCGCTTGGCGACGACTACGACGCGGTCGACTCGCTGGCGAACATCGCGTTCGGTGCGGCCTTCGGCGGCGGCGTGCACGTGATCGGCGGCGCGGCCGGTGACGCCTGGAAGGCGTGGCGCGCCAGGCCGGGCATGGTCACGCCTGACCCCATGCGCGATGTTGTTTCCGCGCCACAGGGCGCTATCGTCGGCAACGAGACGCGCATCCGGGTGGGCAATGAGTACGAGCCCGCGCGCTGGACGCTGGTGGAAGCCGACACGCTGCAGGCCACGGTCGACAAGGCCGACAACCAGTTCCGCGACCGCTCGCGCCCGGCATACCAGGCCGAGATCCAGCAGCGGGCCAACAACCTCGACCCGGCGCTGGTGCTGGCCGACTCGCCCGTCATGGACATCGGCGTGCCCACGCTGGCGGCTGACGGGCGCATCGTCGGCGGCAACGGGCGCACGCTGTTCATCACGCGCGCCTACGAGATCGGCAAGGCCGGCGAGTACCGCGCCGAGTTGGAGCGGCGCCTCGCCGATCTCGGCATCGACCCGGACGTGGTGCGCAACATGCAGCGGCCGGTGCTGGTGCGCCAGTTCTCGCGCCAGGTCGACGTGAAGCGCGCGGCGATGCTGTCCAACGAGGGCGGCGCGACCGTCATGAGCCCGCTCGAGCAGTCGAAGGTCGACTCCGAGCGGCTGGGCGATGCGCGGCTGCAGGTCGCGCAGGACGGCGCCCTGGACGGCGCCGAGAACCGGCCGGCGATCCGCAAGTGGGTCGAGTCGATGCCCGAGAACCAGCGCAACGCGGTCATGGACTCGGACGGCCGGCTGTCGCCCGAGGGGCAGCGCCGGCTGTCGAACGCGATGCTGTTCCGGGCCTACGGCGACTCGCCCGTGCTGGGCCGGCTGATCGAGGCCATGGACCCCGGTAGCCGGAACTTGGCGAGCGCCATCGGCCGCACGGCGCCGGTCGTGGCGAACATGCGCGCGGACATCGCGGCGGGGGACCTGTTCCCGCTCGACCTCGCCGCCGATCTGCAGCAGGCCGTCGAGAAGTTCAACCAGGTGCGCGAACAGGGGGCTCGCGTCGCTGACTACCTGGCGCATCTGGACGCGTTCGGCGACGGTCTGAGCGATGAGGCGAGGCTGCTGCTGGATTTCATCGGCCGCAACATCAAGAGCCCCCTGCGCATGATGGAGGCCATCACCGGCTTTGTCGACCGCCTGACCGCGGCCGGGAACCCGAAGCAGGGCGACATGTTCGGCGCGGTCGTCGCGCCGGAGAAGATGCCGCTCCTGCAGGACGCCATCCGCGCGGCCGAGGCCAACCCCGAAACCGCGGCCGATGTCGCGGCATCCCTCGCCCCCGAAACCCGCGAGGCCGTCCTGCGCGCGGCCGTTGCGCAGTCCGTGGACGGGCGCGCGGTCGAGGTGGATGCGATCGTCGGCATGGATCCGGGCAGGCAGACCACGACGATTGATGACGTGGCGGCGGCGATGGACCGCAACGTCTCGCCGGACGAGCAGCCGCTGGCCGACGTGGAGGCCGCGCGCGCGGTTGAGGAGCGCAACGCTGCGGCGCCGAAGTGGCAGGCGCTGGAGGCGGCCGACCAGGCGCAGGCCGAGGCCGACGCGGCGCTGGGCGACGTGGTGAAGGCGGGGGAGCAGGCGTTTAAGTACAGCCGGCAGAAGGCGGCCGAGCAGCGCGATCTGATCATCACGCACAACCTGACCGCGGCAAACCTTCTGCACGCTCGCAAGATGGGCGGCATCGCGGTGCCGTCGTTGGCCATCACCAAGAAGTACAGCCCGCTCACCAACTTCGGCGAGATCACCCTGATCGGCGACAAGAACCTTGCCGACCCGAAGGGCTACGCGGGCACCAAGGTGTTTGGCGCTGACATCTACAGCCCGCGCTACCCGAACGTGGAGCGCGACATTGACCGGAAGGCAATGGACGCCTTGCAGAAGCGCCTGCGGCCGATGGCCGAGAAGGTCGGCGATGACGGCTTGCTTGGCACGCAGGAACTGCAGCGCGACGGCCAGCAGACGCTTGAGCGCAGTCTGCCGATGCTGGCGACGTTCCTGAAGGAGCGCGGCATTGAGCCGCAGATCGTCATGCGCAAGGGCATGGACGACGGTCGCCGCGCCCGCCTTGAGCAGTTCGGCGCCGGCCCGTTCATGGACCGCACCAGCGTGTTCGATCTGATCGACGACCCCGCGTTTCAGAAGGTGGCCATCGCGGAGGGGCGCGATTCCTACACCGACAAGATGCCCACATTGGCGACGAAGCTGGACACGGACGAACGGTTTCAGCGCAACGTGGTGCGCGATGTTGCGGGGGAGATCGTCAACGACGCGAAAATGCGCGCGCGCCCCGAGGCCGACCGCTACGCTTCCCTGTCGGCGATGGAAAAGCAGGTCGAAGCCGCTGGCGCTGCGGACGACTATCGCGCGTTCGTGAAGAAGGAACTGGACGCAATCACGAAGTCCGAGCGGATATTCCAAGGGTTCACCAACGCGGGGAACCGGAAATACATCCCGCACACCCTCGAGAACGTCGTCAAGCTGCTGAAGAAGGATCTGCGCGGCGGCGAGAGCTTCAATTACGGCGTTGGCTCGCTGCGCGCGAAGTTCACCCCCGAGTTCAAGAGCATCGCGCAGATCAAGGGCGAAAAGGATCGGCTGGTCAGCGCCGACCAGTTCGAGGCGGTGAAGAAGGAGATCGATGCCGAGTTCGAGGCGGTGCGCGTGGCTATTTCGCCCGACCTGTCCACCGACACGGCGAGTGCGATCCTTGAGGATGCAGCCCGTGTGGGCGTGCCGAGGGCGGCGAAGTCCTACGGCTACGAGATCAGCGACCAGGCGGCCGGCAAGGTGGCCGAGTTCCTGACCCGACTGCGCAACCTGCCGACCGCCTACTTCGAGGCCAAGGTGCTGCGCGACGTTTCGCCTGCCGAGTTCAAGGGCGCGGCCGTGCCTGACAATGTCTCGCCGGAGGCGCTGGCCTACCTGCGCGAAAACGTCAGCGACGTGCGAACCTACAAGGCTGGCGACGACGCGGATCGGGCCCGCGTGGTGCAGTCGTTCACCGACCTGATGTTCTCACGCGGCCAGCGCAGCGGCGAGTCTTTGGCCGAGGAACTGACCACCGCCATCCGCACCGCCTTCGGCCGAGACTCCGACGCCCTGATGCAGTCCGGCCAGGTCGAGATCGTCGCCACGCCGAAGGACATTCCCGGCGGCCCGCACCCGGCCGACGTGAAGGCCGCGACGGCGCCCGACGGCACTGTCTACGTGGTCGCCGAGAACGTCAGCCCGGCCGAGGCCCGCGGCATCCTGCTCCACGAGGTCGGCGTGCACGTCGGCATGGAGCGCATGCTCGGCCGCGAGGTGTTCGACTCGGTGTTGACCGAGCTCGACGACGCCATCGCGCGCGGCGAGGAGTGGGCGCAGGCTGCACGCGCGGCCGTGCCTGCCGACACCCCGGCCGGCCTGGTGCGCGAGGAGCAGCTGGCGTACCTGGTGCAGAACGCGCCCGAGTTGCCCATCGTGCAGCGCATCATCGCGGCGGTGCGCGCCTGGGCATACCGCACGTTCGAGTTCGCCCGCGAGCGGCTGACGCTGAGCGAGGCGGATTTCCGGGCGATGGCGGTGTCGGCGCTGCGGGAGGCGGCGCAGGGTGGGCGCATGGGTGAGATGGCGCCGGCGTTTAGTCGGGACGTGGCGCAAACCGGGACGAAGGCGTTTCGGGATTGGTTTGGCGACTCCAAGGTGGTCGATGCCGAAGGCAGGCCGCTGGTTGTGTACCACGGGACGCGCGGGGATTTCTCGACGTTCAACCCTGAGTCACACTTTGGCACCAAGGCCCAAGCCGAGAAAGTTCTCGGCTACCGCGAGCGAGTGGAGATTGGCGCGCCTTCGGTGATGCCTGTCTATCTCCGGATCGAAAACCCGAAGCGTGTTGATGACGTTTGGGACTGGGACGAGCAAGTCAGGCTGGCGAAGGCCGAGGGGCATGACGGGCTTGTCTACGCGAACTGGGGCGAGTTCGACGCTGATGCGGGCGGAATGCCGCGCGACAGCTATGTGGCCTTCCGCCCCGAGCAGATCAAGAGCGCGATCGGCAACCGCGGCACCTTCGACCCGGCGAACCCCGACATCCGCTACAGCCGCGGCGAAACCCACGACCCGTCCACCGCGACCGACGAGCTCAAGCCCTACGACGACGCCGTGGCCCGGGCCAAGCAGTTCGCTGGCGTGCTGCGCGCGGCGGCGACCAAGCTCGAGAACGACGCCCAGGCTGCCGAGGCGATGCGCGCGGCGATGCCAGACCTGACGGCGGCCGAGATCAACGACCTTCTGGCGCAGCTTCGCAAGCAGGTGACCGGCCTGCGCGGCATGGCCAGGTCGGCGCGTGACGCGGTGGGCGCCGAGGACAAGGCCGCCGGCATGCAGGACGACGCCATGCGCGCGGCCGACATGCTGTCGAACAACCTGCAGATGGCAGCGGTGATCGAGCGGCGCAACGCGGCCCTGAACATCGCGGCGCGGCTTCGCGCGTCCACGTTCCTGCAGCAGTTCAACCGGCCCGAGCTCGACTTCGAGGGCTTCCGGGCCCTGCTGGTGGGTACGCAGCGCAAGCGCGCGGCCGGCCGCCTGAGCGTGGACGCCGAGGCCAAGGCGTTCCGCGGCGAGTGGCTGGGCGGCATGATCTCCGACATGGAGCGCGCGGGCATCTGGCGCGAGTTCACGTCCGGCGAATTCGACCGGGACGTGTTCATCGCCCTGCACGCCATGGGCCGCGGCGAGCAGCCGCAGGTGTCGCCCGTGGCGCTGAAGATCGCCGAGGTGGTGAACAAGTACCAGGAGGACGCGCGCAACACCAGAAACCGCTTCGGCGCGTGGATCCGCGACCTGTCGGGCTACATCACCCGGCAGACGCACGACATGTTCAAGATCCGCGACGCGGGCTTCAAGGAGTGGAGCGAGTACGTCCTGCCGCGCCTGGACCTGGCGAAGACCCTGCGCGACTTCGACGGCACGATCGACCAGTTCCTGACCCGGGTCTACGACGACTTCGCGGCTGGCCAGCACATGAAGACCCCGGCCGGCGAGGACGACCTGGCCGCCTTCGGACGTGGCGCGAACCTGGCCAAGCGCGAGTCGGCCAGCCGCGTGCTGTACTTCAAGGACGGGTCGGCGGCGCACGAGTACAACGTGCAGTTCGGCCAGGGCCGGCTGGCCGACACGGTGCTGCAGGGCCTGGAAAGCTCCGCGCGCTCGGCCGCCATGCTGAAGACTCTGGGCACCAACCCGGAGGCCGCCGTCGACCGGCTGTTCCGCGAGTACGCCGACAGCCTGCGGGGCGATCCCGCGCGGCGTGCGGCGTTCATGTCCAAGCGCGGCGAGCTTGACAACCTGCTGGCCGAGGTGTCGGGCGCGGTGAACATCCCCGGCAACGCCACCGTGGCCAAGTGGACCGCGTTCTCGCGCGCGTGGATCACGATGGCGAAGCTGGGCGGCATGCTGATCTCGTCGATCACCGATGTCTCCAACTACGCGGCCGAGCTTCGGTTCGGGCAGGATCGCAACCTGCTGTCGGGCGTGCTCGACGGCATCGGCGGCCTGACGCGCGGCCGCGCCAAGGGCGAGCGGGCCGAGGTGCTGCGGTCGCTGGGCGTGTTCCACGAGTCGATGATCGGCGCGGCTGTGCATCGCTTCGACAGCCCGGACCTGCTCGGCGGCAAGACCGCGGCGGCGCTGCAGCAGTTCTTCAAGTTCACCGGCATCAACTGGTGGACCGAAACCCTGCGCGACTCCTACGCGCTGTCGCACTCGTCCTACCTCGCCAGCAACGCCGGCAAGGCCTGGGACAAGCTGCCCGAGGCGCTGCGCGACATGCTCGGCCTGTACAACATCGACGCCGGCAAGTGGGACGTGCTGCGCGTGGCGCCGCTCAAGACCGCGGACGGCCAGGCGTTCATGGGCGCCGAGGGGCTGGCGACCGTGCCGCGGGCGGTGCTGGAGAACTACATCCAGCAGGTGGGGCGCACCGTGTCCGACGTCTCGGTGCAGAACCTGCGCGACGACCTGGCGGGCGCGCTGCGGGCCATGACGATCGACCGCATGCACCTGGCAGTGCTCGAGCCAGGCGCCCGCACGCGCGCGTTCATGCGGCGCGGCACGCAGCCCGGCACGGTGCCCGGCGAACTGCTGCGCTACATCGGACAGTTCAAGAGCTTCCCGGTGGCGATGGTGCAGATGGTGCTCGGCCGCGAGGTCTACGGCCGGGGCTACGACACGCTGGGCGAGTACATCCGCAAGGGCAAGGGCGAGATGCTTGGCCTGGCGTCGTTCATCGCGCTGTCGGTGGGCATGGGCTACGCGGCCATGAGCGTGAAGGACCTGCTGCGCGGCCGGAACCCGCGGCCTGTGGACGATCCGCGCACCTGGATGGCGGCCTTCGTGCAGGGCGGCGGCCTGGGCATCTACGGCGACTTCCTGTTCGGGCGCTATAACCGGATGGGCAGCACGCTGTCCGGGTCGCTCGTCGGGCCGGCGGCCGGCGTGCTGGACACGGCCGCCGACCTGTGGACGCGCATCCGCATGGGCGATGACGTGGCGGCGGCGTCCTTCAAGGCGCTGTTGGACAACACCCCGTTCATGAACATCTTCTACACCCGCGCGGTGCTGGACTACCTGATCCTGCACCAGATCCAGGAGGCCCTGAACCCGGGCTTCCTGCGGAGGATGGAGCGGCGGATCGAGAACGACCACGGGCAGACCTTCTGGCTGCCGCCGTCTCAGGCTGCGCAGTAGCTGATGCGGTAGCCTCACCTCGCATTGTGGTTTGCGCACCACATGCCTAGAATGCGGCACCGTTTCGCTCGGGTGCTGCAATGACCGTATCTTCGTCTACCGCCAAGGCAGGCCCCTACGCTGGCGCTGGCCTGCCGGGCCCGTTCACGGTTCCGTTTCGGTTCCTGGCGGCGTCGCACCTGCAGGTGATCAAGACCTCGACCGCCGGGATCGACGCGGTGCTGACGCTGACGACCGACTACACGGTGGCAGGCGTGGGCGCCGCATCCGGCTCGGTGACGCTGACGGCGCCGCTGGCGGTCGGCGAGCGGCTCACGATCGTCCGCAACGCGCCGTTCACGCAGCTGGCCGACTACGTCAACAACGACGCGTTCCCTGCCGAGTCGCACGAGGACGCGCTCGACCTGCTGACGATGCAGACCCAGCAGCTGAAGGAGCGCAGCGACGCGGCGCTGACGCTGCCGGCCACGGTGACGGGCGTCGATACCGACCTGCCGACGCCCGAGTCAAACAAGCTCATCGGCTGGAACCAGGCGGCCAACGCGCTGCAGAATTTTGACGCGACGACGCTGGCCTCGATCGTGGCGTTCGGCACCTCGCGCGCGGACGTGTTCACCGGCAACGGCGTGCAGACGCAGTTCGCGCTGACGGCCAACCCGGGCGCGCTGGCGAACCTCGACGTGGCCATCGGCGGCGTGACGCAGACGCCAGGCGTCGACTACACGTTCAGCGGGACCACGCTGACGTTCATCAGCGGCGCTCCGGCCTTGGGCGCGGTGATCCTGGCGCGGTTCTTCCAGGCGCTGCCTATGGGCACTTCGACCGCCGGCGACGTTTCTTACTCGAGCGCCACAAGCTACGACCCAGGCACTGTCGGGTATAGGCTCAACGAGTCCAAATTCGTGTCCGCTGTCGCGGTCCCGAAAAACGGCGTCACAAGCGCCACGGCCGCCATTCAAGCGCTGTTCGATTCAGCAGTGATTAGCGGCGCCACCGACATCTATTTCCCCGATGGCACCTACCTGCTGACCAACCCGCGCAACGACGCCCAGGCGTCCTGCGCCGTGGTGATCCGGGGCCTGAAGCGCTGCCGCATCTTCGGCGGCCGGAACACCAAGTTCATCGTCGGCCCGGGCGGCGGCGGCGCTGCCGAGTTCGGCATGTTCCGCATCGAGGAGTGCGAGGACCTCGAGTTCTTCAACTTCGAGATGGACGGCTCGGGCATCACGACCACCGGCGCGGGCGCCAACCGCTCGTTCTCGTTCGTGCTGGCCAACTTCGACCAGAACAACCAGGCCACCAACCTCGCGCCCAACAAGCGCATCAAGTTCCGCAACCTCTACATCCACGACATCGGCGGCGGGCCGTCGGTACTGCCGCGCACGGCCTCGCTGCCGCCGGCCCCGATGACCGAGGGCTTGGTCGTCGAAGACTGCGAGATGAAGAACCTGCTGAACGTCAACCACGGCGTCGGCGCGTGCTTCGTGCGGAACCTGGAGGTCAAGAACAACGAGTTCTGGAACGACATCGCCACCGTCACGACCATCGACAACATGGCCGTGGACGCATCGCGCGGGTGCGTCAACGTCACCATCGAGAACAACTGGGCCCGCGGCTTCCACTACGGGATGAAAAGCGAGACGCAGACCAACGGCGGCGGCAGCGGCACCGAGGTGCGCGAGTCCTCGCGCGTGCGCATCGTCGGCAACCGGCTCGAGGAGATCGGCAACCCCGCTGCGCTAACCTCGGGCGGCGACAACACCTTTGGCATCAAGGTCAACAGCGTCGACGGCGAGGTCACTGGCAACACCGTGCTGGCCCGCACGGTCGGCGTCACCGGCGGGGGCCTGTACGCCGGCATCATCGCCGTCAACACCCACAACGCCGACTCGCACTGCAAGGTCGCGGGCAACCGAACGAAGGGCACGCAGTACGGCATCCTGCACAACGACACCACGCCGACCACGCGCGAGTGCTCGGTCGAGATCGCGAGCAACCGCTTCGACGACTGCGCCGTGTTCGGCGCCAGCCTGCAGGGCAACGTCGAGTTCGACGACAACATCATCCTGCGCGCGGGCATGTCGGCCGTGGAGATCCAGACGGCCAACATGACGTTCGTGCGGCGCAACCGCTTCATCGACTGCGGCACGACCGACAACCCAGTGATCCCCGAGATCGTGGGCGGCGTCTACCAGAGCACCAACGGCGCTATCGGCGGGTACACCGAGATCACCGACAACATCATCGTCGACACGCGCGGCGCGTCGGCGGCCGAGTATGGCTACTTCCTGCGCGGCGCGACGACCTTCAGCAACCCGCTGGTGTTCCGGCCTGGCTACACGGCCGGCCTGCGCACGGCCATCGCCTACGACAGCAATTTCAACCCGGTGGGCCAGACCAACATGGTCGGCGGCATCAACCGCCCGGGGCCGCGCCGCTTCCTGACGACCAACAGCCCGGCCGTGATCGCGCCGTACAACACCCTGCCGTGGAACGTCGGCGATGAGGCCGAGCTCTACCCGCCCGTCGTCGGCTCGCCGCGCGGGTGGAAGTGCACGGTCGCCGGCACGCCCGGGACGTGGGTCTCGATGGGGAACCTGTGAGCCCGCCCGAGTCAGCAGTACAGCGTCAGATCGACTACCTCGGTGATGTCCTCGCCCAACTGGAAGACAAGATGATCGACCCCCGCGAATTCGGCCGACTTGAAGGCGCCGTCGCTGCGCTGAAGACCGAGCTCGACAGTGTCAAAGACCGCCAGGTCGCGATCGACGGCAAGCTCGACCAAGTGCTCGACAAGCTCTCCGAGGCCAAAGGCGGCTGGCGGCTGCTGATGGCGCTGGGCGGCGCGGCGGCAACGCTGGGCGGCATCATCACCTGGTTCGCCACGCACACCGTCACCGTGGGGCCGAAAGGATGAACATCATCGAGCAACTCAAGCGCGAGGAGGGTGTGGTGCGCCACGCCTATCAGGACCACCTCGGGTTCTGGACCATCGGCGCCGGGCGGCTCATCGACCAGCGCAAGGGCGGCGGCCTGTCGGACGACGAGATCGACTACCTGCTGCGCAACGACGTGAACCGCTTCACCAGCGAGGTGCTCAAGGCGCTGCCGTGGGCGGCCGCGCTCAACGAGCCGCGGCTGGCCGTGATCATCGGCATGGCCTTCCAGATGGGCACTGCCGGACTGCTGGGGTTCCGCAACACGCTGGCCGCCGTGCGCGACGAGCGCTACGCCCACGCTGCCGGCCTGATGCTGCAGAGCAAGTGGGCCGAGCAGACGCCGGCGCGCGCCCGGCGCATGGCGCGGCAGATGGAGACAGGGGAGTGGCAGGCATGAACCTCGGGGACGTTCTCGGCAAGGTCGCGCCGTGGCTGGCCGCGGCCGCTACCGGCCCGGCCGGGCTTGCCGGCATGGCCATCAAGACCGCCGCGGAGGCGCTGGGCGCCAAGGCCGAGACGGTCACCGACGTGTTGAGCGCGGTTGCCGGCGCGACGCCCGAGCAGCTGCGCGCACTGAAGCTCGCCGACACCGAGTTCAAGCTGCGCATGCAGGAGCTCGGCTACAAGAGCGTGGCCGAGCTCGAGGCCATCGCCGCCGGCGACCGCAAGGACGCACGCGCCATGCAGGTGGCGACCCGCAGCTGGGTGCCGGCCATCTTGACCGGCGTGCTGCTGACGGCGTTCAACGCCGCGCTGGCGGCGCTGTTCATGCTGGCCGTGCCAGAAGGCAACCGCGACATCGTGGTCTACATGATCGGCCAACTCAGCGGCTTCGCCGCCGCGGCCGTGGCGTACTGGCTGGGCACGACGCGCAACAGCCAGAACAAGACGGACATCATCGCGGCAGCGCAGCCTGTCCGCTAACAGGGAGGTCTATGACCACACGCGTACCCGCATCCATGGTCGCTGCCGATGTCGCGACGCAGGCCGAGCTCGACGCGGCTTCGCTGCTGAAGCAGACCGTGCAGACGGTCTCGGGGGCGGTTGCCACCGGTACAGCGATCATCCCGCGAGACGACACGATCCCGCAGATCACGGAGGGCACCGAGTTCCTGACGCGGGCAATCACGCCAACGGCCGCGGCGAACATTCTCGAAGTGGAGGTTGTGCTGCACGTGTCGTGCTCGGTCACGAGCGACGTGGTCGCTGCGCTGTTCCGGGACTCGACCGCTAATGCCCTGGCTGTCGCCAGTCAGTACGCCACCACGGCGCAGGGCGTCATGGGCATCGTCCTTACCCACCGCGTGGCGGCAGGGTCTACCAGCCCGACGACGTTCCGCGTTCGCGCGGGCCCGATTTCGGCAGGCACCGTGACTGTCAACGGTGCAGCGGGCGGCCGGTACTATGGCGGCGCCTATGCGTCGTCGATCACCGTTCGAGAACTGCTGCCTTGACCGCGAAGTCGCGCGAGCGCAGCTGCGTGTAGCGCATCAACTGCTTCGGGTCCTTGTGGCCCGTGACCAGCATCACCTCGTGTAGCGCGTAGAGCGCTACAGGTCGACGACCTCGACATCGTGCGGCCGGCGGCGGCCCGTGAGGATGTCCAGGATCCGCGATTCGGTCTTGCGGTGCGCGCGCACCATCACCCTGGCCGGCAGGACGGCGGTCGCCTCGGCGTAGTCCTCAAGGATCGCGCGCACGGCGCGGATGCCCTGGCCGTCGAGGCGGATCGCGCCGCCCTGCAGGGCACGCTTGCCGGCCATGGCCATGCCCGCGACGGCGTCCTGCAGCAGGCCCTGGCCGTCCTCAAGCACGCCGAGCTCGACCAGCGTCTCCATGAGGTTGACCGCGTCGCTCACGGAGCGCCAGTCGTCCGTCGTGGGCTGCGGCGCCTGCTCGATCGCGGCCAGGCCCTGCCACATGCGCGTCAGCTGGTGCGTGCGGATGGCGGCCGGCAGCGGCGCGGTCGGGCTGGCGGAAAGCTCGTCGATCAGGGTGTAAGTGCGCGGGTGCGACGGGCGGCGGCGTTTCACTGTTCGCTCCAGAAGTCACTGCGCGGCGACGGCACGCGAGGGTAGGCTCGCCGCAGGCCGTCGAGCGCGCGCGTCCAGCCGCCAGTGCGCCACGGCGCGCCATCGGCCTCGATGCGGTACACGTCGACGCGGCGCGTGCGGTACAGCCGCAGCACGTGCTGCACGGGCTGGCCGGTGTCGTGGTCGATGACGATGACCTCGCGGCGCAGGTTGGGCAGGTCGGGGGCTCGGCCCGGCGCTGGGCGCGCCATGCGGGCGGCGTCTCGGCCGCGGCGCATCGCTTCGATCTTGCGCGCGCGGGCCTCGCGCTGGCGTCGGCCGCAGCGCGGCGGCGGCGCAGGGCCGACGGGCTGTTGCAGTGCGTCCAGCGATTGCGCGGGTGGTTCGGGGGGCGACTTTGCATAGTCACGGTATCAACGAGTTAGGCATCACTGAACAGCCCTGTGCACATAGACCGTAGCGCCTGAATCGGCGTCAACGTGTACGGCCTCAGGCTGGCACCAGCAATCCGCACTTGCCTTGTGTTCGGGCTGCGGCATCGCGCCAGCTACGGGCGTCCACTTCACGCGCTTCCCGGGCGCGAACTCGGCTTCAAGCAGCGCGGTGACGCCTGCGCCAGCATCGCGGCCAACTCGCCAGCGGCTTGTGAACATCGAGCTTTTCGCCTGCCGCGCTGCGCCAGCTCGCGCCTGCTTCTCGGTGTCATACCCGGCCAGCACGGTTTCCCATGTTCCGTCGTGCATCTTCCGCTCAATAAACCAGTCACCTGTAGGCATATCTTCTCCTTCGTTGCAGTGATGCCTAACCCCTCGCACAAGCTGACAGGTCACGGCTGCGCCGCGCCCTGCAGCTTTCCTCAAACGTTAGGCCCGCAATGCCAGCAGCAGGCTCTCGCACTTGCTGTCGGGTATCTCGGCGGCCATGCAGGCGTCGGCCACCTGTTGCGCAGTGAATGCGGGCTCTGCGGCAGGCAGCACTTCCACGCCCACGATCTCGCGGTAGTCGTAGCTGTCCATGCCGGTGCCGCCACCCAGCAAAGCGCGCTCCAGCGCCGGGCACTCCGCGTCCACAGTCTCCAGTCCCTCGCTTGCAAGGCTGCTGCCACGATCAAGCATCTTCCGGCGTATCACGAATCGAAGCATTCTGTTCTCCACGGTTGTCGCGTGCG